TCCTGCTGGAGAATTGGGCAAGAACGGGCAATGACGCCTACAGCACGCTGAAACACCACACAGAGAACCTAGGCGGCGCACGTGACGTTGCCAAGGTTGTCCTACACCGCTTACAGGGAGTTGCATAAATGATTGACGATGCCAAGCATTTGAAGGAACACATTGCACAACTGAACCTAGTCATCCAGGCTATGAGGTTGCGCTTAGCACGTTACGAGGCGTTACATACCACGCCGCACGTGGTCAGATCGACCGGATTCAACGGCACAACGGAAGACCGACCGCACCGGCGCGACACGATCGAAGAGTATGGGCCAAGAATCCCATGCGTTACCGATCGGGACATTGAGAAAGCCGAGCAGTGATTAATTCTCGCAGCAAGGGCAAGAATGGCGAGTTAGACGCGTGCAGGGCGCTAGAAAAGGTGTTCCCATTCAAATGGGAGCGCACAGCGCAGCGGTACGGCAAGGGCAAAGCGGATATTGAAGCGCAATGCGCCTGGAAGATTCACGTGGAAGTGAAGCGGCGTAAGACGGGTTACACGTACATCTATGGGCGTTTGACATCCGATGCGCTTATCACCAGCGGAAGCCTATTGGTGTGCAGATTGAGCAGGTTGATGCAGGTTTTAGACGATGAAGTCTGTTTGCCAAACGTAGCGCCAAGGTGCGAAGGGCTAGAAGACGCAATGTTGCAAGCGCGTACGGATGCGCGGGTAGGTTGGTTGCCAATCGTGCTGGCCAGGCAGGACGATGAAGAATGGCTATTAGTGTGGCGCGAAGAAGTGGATACGCGATTTATGCAGGAGATACGCAAGTGGCTAAACACTTCAAATACCACGCAGGATTAGGCAAGCCAATCAGCATGGTGAACACTGTGCGTTCACGTGGTGGTACGTGGACACGCATAGCACGTAACCATAAGGCAGTACATATGCAGTGTGCTAAGTGTGGTGCAGTAGCGAACTTAGAGACCGATCACATTGTTCCATTGCATCTAGGTGGTAGTAATGAATGGCGCAATCTTCAAAGCCTTTGTCAATCATGTCACTCGATTAAATCCTTGACTGATGGCAGTAGGTGACGATGCACACCAGGCAAGCGAGATTGATTTACATGGTGCAAAAATCGATATCGATATTATTGAGCATGAATTTATTTATAAATTTTGATTTTTATAAATACCCGCCCCTATTTTTCGTTATTGGAACCATTAGGGGCACCGCGCTTAGGGGATCGTCCAAACAGACGCACCTAGGGCGCCGTGGTCAATGTCATTATTGGCACTTATTGCCCGGCGCCCCTTATTATGCGTACCGCTAAACCGCTCAGAAAACATTCTAAGAAGCCACCATTATGCGCCGACCAGGCGGACGCGTATGCAAAGTCGATTGTTGACGGGAGCGCGGTAGCAAATCTACGTATCAAAGACTCTTGCCGCAGATACCTGGCAGAACGCAAAGCACCGGCGGCGCATGAAGTGTGGTGGGACGAACAACGCGCCGAAGATGCACGCGCGTTTGCCCGTAAGTGTGGGCAGGGCGTAGAAGAAGGAGCGGGAACGCCGCTTGAATGGATGCCCTGGCAATGCATGGTGGCAATGGTTCTGCTGGCGCGGCGCCGGGTAGTTGGCAAAGTCAAGACGGATACCCCGGCTACCAAGGCCCTATTGCTAGTTGTGGCACGCGGCAACGGGAAGACGGAGTTTGCCGCATCGATGTTGATGGCAGCAATGCGAGACCGTGCCAGCAGTTTGGAGTTCTCAAGCGTGGCGCCGGATGGGCGTTTGGCTCAAAAGACTTTCGAGCGAATGCAGACCATGTGCAAGACACTTGCGCTGGATGATTCGGACAAGGACGAATTGTCATGGAAAGCCACCGGCGGCAGCACGCCAGCACATCCGGGCAGAGTGCGAAACGGTGGCAACCGGTACGTATCGTTGCCATGTACTGATCGCGCATTAGACGGTTTGACTAGTAGATTGACAATTTCGGACGAATGCAGTCGCATGGATAAGGCTTTTGGGCGATTGCTTACCGGCTTGGCAAAGTTTGCTACATCGCAACTCCTGGCGATCACCACGCCGGATCCGCAGCAAAAGACCCGACCGATTTGGGGCTATTGGCAAGCGTGCGAAGCCGCAATCAATGACGGAACCCCATATCCGGCGGGTTGGTGGCCCATGATCTACGGTCTAGATGCCGATGATTCGGCTTCAGATCCTGCCGTATGGGGCAAAGCGCACCCCGGTTTAGGCGTAATTGTTGACCCTACGCAGTTGCAATTAGCGGCGCAGACCATGCTAAACACCGGCGATCCGGTGCAAATCGCCGAATTTGAAACGCAACTTGCGTGCCGGTACCACGAAATTGCCACCAGCGATATCGACCAAGCCATTTTGGAGCGGCAAATGGTCGATACGGATTGGAACCGGCTACGCGGCGCACCGGCGGTAATTGCAATCGATCTAAGCCGCGGTGGCTATGGGCCTCAACTCGATTTGACCGCGTTGACGCTGTTTGTCGTTGACGGTGCGGTGATTCGCGCTCGGAATGTGTGCTGGTGGGCAGGTGTTGATATCGCCCTAGACGAAAAGAAATGTCGGAACCCCTTGCAGCAATGGATACACGCGGGGTACCTGCGCCGGATGCCGGGCGAATGGCAAGATATGAGCATTGTCGAAGCCGAACTCGAAAACCTAATGACGCAATTTGACGTTCGAAAGATCGGCGTAGACCCGCACCCAGCGCAAGCCAAGGATATTCGGCGCTGGCAAGATCGCGGATGGCCAATAGTGACCGTAGACCAGTCGATCCGCACGATGGCACCAGCATGGAAGGTGTGGGCAGACCTATTGAAGTCAAAGCAACTTTTTTACAACGTAGACCCGGTGCTAGTGTCCGGTCTCGGTCAAATCACCCTAATCAGCGACAACGTAGGCAACATCCGGCCGGTAAAGGGACGCGGCGGCAAGGGAAACATGGATGTAATCGTCTCCGGCAACATGGCGGCGCTTCTGATGGAGCATCACCAGGTACGCGAATCCACCGGACTAAGTGCAAGCGCGTGCCCGATTGGGTGAAGTAAGTACTTCACCGTGATGGTTTAGATGCGGAGTCTGAAATAATCGCTTGACAACGCGGGGCAGATTTGTTCCATGCGTTGCAGTGAGCATCTTCGCACGATTCATGGGTTTCCGAAGCGCAACGGTTGTGTACGCACGCCCGGAACCGCTTGCCGCCCCGGCAATTTCATCATTGCCGTCCGTTGTGCGTGCTGTTCAACTGATTTCGTCTGATATTGCACGCTTGCCGTTCAACATTGTTGACAGCGCCGGGCAGTTGGTCGATTCACCAATCACCCAGTTGATGACGCGAGACGCTTCGCGCTGGCAATCCGGCTACGAATTCCGCCGATATATCACCGCCTGCGCCCTGGATTCCGGCAACGGTCTTGCCTTAATTCGGCGCGATAGTTCCGGCGAAGTTGCAGAACTGCAACCGATGCCAACGAATTCGATTACATCGGAGATCACCGAAGACGGCGTTGTGTACAAACTCGCCAATACTACGTTGACGTCCGATCAGGTGTTACACCTTGGTTGCTATCCGGATCCGTTGCGCCCGGATTGGTTTATTGGGCCGCTGGATGCAGCACGCGCTGCATTCAACCTAGCCGCAGACCAAGACGCGGCGCATTCTGCTTTGATTCGGAGCGGTGGAAAGATTGCGATTTCCCACCCCGGCGCGATGTCCGATCAAACCGTACAAGCCATCCGCGATGCCTGGCAGACCATGCACGCAAATGCAGACGGCGCTTCCCGTCCATTGATTCTCCGCGAAGGAATGAAAGCGGAAAAGATCAGCGAAAGCACAACTACTAGCCTTGAATCGCGCCGGTTCTCCGTGGTGGAAGTGGCTCGGGCGTACTCCATTCCGCCGGAAATGCTGTACCAAAGCGCAGGGCAGACATCGAACCAGGTTGAAACGGCACGCGCTTACGTTGATGGCGCTTTGAATATGTGGGTGACCGCGTGGGAGTCGGAGATCACGCGGAAACTTTGCAGACCCGGCCAGCACGCACGTTTGGACGTTGATGTATTGCTCCGCGGAAACATGAAAGACGCTGGTATTGCTCTATCCAAACTGGTGTTGGCCGGGATCCTTAGTCAAAACGATGCGCGAAAGCGCCTCGGCGTCCCACCAATCTTGGAAGATTCATTCAATATGCCAATGGTGTCAATGCCAGGCGGCATGAGTGGCATTCAGGATCAACCGGACGTTGTAGACAATCAGGAAGGTATCGGTGATGACGTTGCTTGAAATCCGTACCGCAAAAATTGAAATGACCGGTGACAAGATCGGCGGCTATGCGTCCGTCTATGACGCACCAAGCCACCCGCTAACCATTCGCGGCATTAACGGCGGCAAGCCGTTTACCGAAAAGGTTGCACGCGGCGCGTTTGACAGTTCACTTGGTGGGAACATTTCGCTGCTTGTCGGTCACGATTCGCGCGATCTACTAGCAAACACCAAAAGCGGATTGCTGCAACTGCGCAGCGATCAACACGGTTTGGCATTCGAAGTGGAATTGCCGAACACCCAGCGTGCAAAGGACGTCCGCCAATTAGTGGACGCTGGGGTCTTGTCTGAAATGTCATTCGGGTTCCAAGTCATTGCCGACAGTTGGAGCGGCAATACTCGCACACTTCAAAAAATTTCGTTGCGTGAAATTTCTATCGTTTCCGACGGCGCGTATCCGCAGACACTCGCCGAGGCCCGTCATTTTCAATCGGGCTTAGCCCGTCTACGTCTGCGACTAAGGATGCCACTATGAAACTCTCTGAAATGTTTGAAACCCGTAAGGCGCTCATTACCGAGCGTGATTCCATTCTTGCCCAGGACACTATGTCCGTTGAAGTCGAAGCGCGTGGGCATGAAGTTGCCAACGAACTCGGCAAACTCGATGCAGAGATTCGCGCCGCGCAAGTTCGCGAACGCTTTGCATCGTCAAGCGCCATTGAAAACATGGTGAAGCGCGACAATGAGCGTTCATTGGATGTGCGCGATTCGAAGAAGTACGAAGATCAATTCATTAACTATCTTCGCAATGGAACGATGCCGGAACAGCGTGAACTGATCTCAACCGCTTCCAGTTCCATTCTCATTCCTAAGGTGTATGAAGACGCCGTAATGAAGTATTTATCGGCACAAAGCATCATGCGAAACATCGGTGATCTTCGCACAGGATGCCAAGGATTCCAGGCGCTTCGGTACTCAACTTTGAAGACTGCCGATTACACCAGCGCATGGACGCAAGCAGATAGCGGTACTGTCGCTGCAACAAATGCGGATCCGTTGTTTACGGAAGTTGCATTGGCTCCGGTTCTTTGCTTGCCGAAGACCGAAGTATCTCAGCAACTGATTGTTCAGGCAGATCGCGGATTTAACGTGGAACAAGAGGTCTTGTCGCACTTGCAGGTTCAGTTGTCGAAAAACCTTGAATTCGGTTATATCGGAGGCACCGGCACAAACTCGCCAACGGGAATTTTCACCGTTAACAGCACCACCGGTATCAATATCACCACAGCAACCGCTACCGCTGCACTCGGCAATTCGCGTGCAGCATCTATCGGCGGCGTTACCACCGCTGGATGGGTTGCCAAGTTGCTGGAAATGCGTTACACGAAGTTGCCTGCCGCATACTGGAATAGTTCCGCGTGGATCTTGCCACAGGACGTATACGCAGTCATTGCATCGATCACGCAGAACGGTGTGCCGATCTTCGCGCCAAGTGCCGACTTCCAAACCCTGCAAAACGCTGCGCCGTTCACTCTGTTTGGTCTTCCCGTCTACGTTACGGAATACATTCCTGCGCAGATCACCACCAACTCAACCGGCAAGAACTGTCTTGCCGTGTTGGGGACAATCCAAGACGCGTTCGCTATGCGTGAATGGGGTTCTATGTCAGTCACGCGGGATGAATACAGCCTGAGCGGTACGGGCCGTATTCGTTACCAGGGCATGATGTTCGCCAACTCCAACTTTACCCGCGTGAACGCGCTGGTTCAGTTGCAGGTTACGAACGCCGCTAGTTAAATTCTGCCTCTCATTCTCGGATGGGTGGGGCTTCGGCTCCACCCATCCGTAGCGAGGAACGCCCATGCCGCTTGATATTGCCAAGTTCAGAAGTTGGGCACGGATCCCGCACACGGAAGACGATCCAAGTATTGGTATTGCATGGGCAGCGGCAGTACGCGAACTAGAAGAAAGAACCGGTTGGTGCGTTGAAACGGTTACACGTACGCAATGGGTTGCAGCGGCGCCGGTGACAAACTACGGCGGGTTGTATCTGCGCTTAGAACGCCAGGGCGATCTAGCAGGTACTACGGTGAACTACAGCGATAGCACAACCGTTCCGCTTACTGGTGTTTGCTCAAAGATCATGATTAACGGTCTTATCTACGTTGATATGGATATTGACAATCTCACCTACCCAGTAACGCTAACCGTGCAAGCCGGTAACGCGGCGCTAAACCCGCTGCTAGAGATGGCGCTACTGCAACGCGTGGCGCATCATGTTGCAAGCCGTGGCGATGACACGCAAGCATTGGATTCGTCCTATTGGGATAGGATTACTGGAATGCTTGGCAAGGGTATCGGGTAATGGCATACGGGCACGTTCCATCCGGGATGATGCGACTAGTGATGACAGCGCAGAACCCAGTACGCACCGTTGACGCGTTTGGCCAGGCTTCCGAATCTTGGTTGTCTTTCGCAACGCTTCCGGTACACGTAGAAATGGCAAACACTTCGGACACTATGAACGAAGGTGGCCCAGCGACCCGAACCGATTGGCGAATCCTTTCGCCGTGGCATCCATCGATGTCTAACCGTAGCCGGTTGCTATGGAACGACAACGGAACCGAACGCACCTTCACCATTCGTGCGTGCTGGGACAGAGACCAAAAGCGGCGCCGGTTGGAGATTGAAGTATCGGAGGTGACGCCGTGAATGTTGTAACCGTCACCATCGATACCAAGGAAGTGCGCGATATATTGCGGCGCCTATCGCCAGCATTGAACGAAGCCGTACGCAAAAAGGCAATTCGTAAAGCCGCACGCCCATTCGTTGCAACTCTTAAAGCGTTGTGGGTGAGTGCGCCGTACAAGGGCAAGAATCCGCACCGGCGTGCGATTGCAGCGGCAACCAAAGTAAGTTCACCCAAGCGCCTGGCAAGTGGCCCAGGTGCGCCCATCCGCGCTGAACTGGGCGTTGTGCTTGGCAAGAAAGGTGGCGCACGCGCTGGCGGTATGCAGTACGTGTACCCGTGGTTGGAGAACGGTTTTAATCATAAAGCATCCGGCAAATTCATTCCCGGATCCAGGCGTAGTTTGGCTTGGAGTTACGCCAACATTAATGCGTTTATGACAGCCATTTCTACCGAAATTCTTGTTGAAGCGCGAAAGATCCTAGGTTCAAAAAATGTCGCTTGAAGCAATCCATAAAGCCATTTACAACGCGCTTTCCGGCAAGCGTGATACCTACGTAGGTATTCGCGTTGCATCGATGGCTACGCCGTGCCTGGTCTATGAAATCACTAGCGCAACAATAGATCTAAGTATGGGCGGCGTTATTTCTAAGAATCACTGGACGATATCGGTAGAAGTGCAAGCCATCGCAGACACCGTGGAAGAAGTAACAAACCTAGTGGACGATGTTGCATCGATATTCACCGGGCCAGTAAATGATGTAACCAACCTTTGCAGCATGGTTGCAACTGAATTTAGCGTTGCGTTCTCTGTCGAAACACTTGATGACGGCCGTGAAGACGCGGCGCGCATCGGAACAATCTCACTCACCCTACTTGTCCAGGAGGACTAAATCATGGCAATCATCGCAGGCTACGGCGGCACATTCTCACTCACCTTACAGGGCGGCACCATTGCAACCTTTCCCGCCAGGAATATCACCATTTCAATTAACCGCAGTAGTCTTGACGTAACAAGCATTGCCGATTTCCAAGAAAAGCGTGCGCCTGGTCGATTTGCGCGTACTGCAAATTTCGACATCATGGCGCGGAATGGGTCGGATGACAATGCAATTCGGAGCCATATGAACCCAACAACGGTTGCATTAGCCGTTGCGGTTACTTGCACGCTTACGTATCTCGATCAGGGATCGATTACCTACACCATGATTGGGCACATGACCAGCGCCACGCGCACCGATGACGGAACCGGCCCGGCAATGTGGTCTCTAAGTCTTGAGGAATTCTGATGCCGTTTGACTTGTCACAACTGATTGCCAAGCCGCGTACGGTGAACGTGCCTGGCGTTGGCGTTGTTATGGTTCGGGAACCAACGCTTGCAGACTATGCAAACGCTTCCACGGATCCGTACTGGTGGGGCGCTTGCGTTACCTGCACGGACGGTAGCCCATTCGTATTGAACCACGCCGAATTAGGAAACATCCGAGCGGAACTCTGCTCGGCTCTGCTGGAGGAAATCAATAGACCAACGCGCCCTACTCAAGCGCCGAGCGCAGGCTTTGGCGCATTGCAGATGGGGAACGAAGGATGATGATGCCAGGGGCTATAGCAGCAACCGAACTTACAACGCTTGAGCGTTGCGAATGGTTGTTAACTGCCCTGGTGGTGAACGCTTTGCAGCAACCGCCGCAGCGTTGCATTCCTTGGATGAAGAAGGAACACTATGGCAGATAAATCTATGAAAGCGGTGATACGCACCGTGGTTGATCCTTCGGGCGTTATCAAAGGCGTTGCCGCTACCAATCGCGAGTTGGAGAAGTTAAATAAGAAGACAAGCGCCATTGCAGTCGGCGCAAGTTTCAACATGGCGCAGCAGGGTTTTAGTCTGCTCATGCAGGGTTTCCAAATGATGGATAGGCGTATGACTGAAATGGCGGCACAGTCATCGCGCTTTTCTTCCGAAGCCCAGCGCGGAATCATGCAAACCAAATTGCTTGAAACCCAGCGTGAGAGATTCATGGCAGAAAACTTCGGTATCGATGTAGCCGGTGCCGAACGCGCAAAGCGGGGCGGCATTGAACGCCGCGCATTGTCAGACGTTTCGGGCGGCGCTGGTCAAATCGCATTCTTTGAAAGCCTGAAACAAGATGCAATGTCGTTTGCAAATGACTTGCTCGGCTCCGCGGCGCAAGGCATAAGCGATCCAGGCGAATTCTTTAAGGCTAGTTCCTTCAAGGATCGTTTCAAACGTATGCAGGGCTATATGCCTTTCTTAGATTCAAACATCTTGGAACGCGGTGGCCGTAATGGGCAAGTCGGCGTTGATTTAACAGCGATGGGACAGATCGGGCAGAACATGACCGCTGGCTATTCCGACAATCCTTTAAGAGATGTGCGCGTAAATAATGCCATCATCGACCAAGAACAACTAAGACTTATGCGTGATCAAAACAAAATCCTGAAAGGTGATTCCTAATGGGTACTTTCAGCACCGTTGAATTGGCGGGTAGTCGGTCTTACGAACTCGGAACAATTCCGGGCGAGTCATCGATGCAGATTGTCTACTTGATAAAGTGGACACCAACAACCAACGATGTACCGACCGAAGCGGACATACTGGCCGCTTGCCCAGCGCCCAATACGCGCATTCCTTCCGGTATCTACAGCGGCAATTCCTATCTTAAAACGATGGTGATACGCAGCGTGAATATCGAACCGGTGCGCGAACAGGTTTACACATTCCGCGTCACGGCGCGTGCAAGCACTAGACATTGGGGATTCTCCAACGAGAATGACTTTTGCACTTGCACCCGCGCTACGGTTGTGCGATCGACTTCGCTTTACCGGAAGGGCGCCGCGCTTCCGACTGACGGTACGGTGACTTTCTCCGGCGCCGCTGATATTGGTGGCTCGGCAGTAGATACCAACGGCAAAGCCAAAGCGTACGAAGTGCCGCAACAATTAGTAACGATTGAAGTGCAATACGATCGAACGCTTCCTTCGGGTTCACCGGCAGCGGAACCGCCGTGGGCTACCTATACGTCTTACGTTGGCACGCGGAATAATGCAACGTTCCTTGGCGCTCCTAAAGGAACAATGCTTTACCAAGGGTTCCAA